CCCGAACACGTTGAGCGACTCCTGGAAGTCCGACGCCGCTTTGATCATCGGTGCGAATCCAGCCACCCCAGCCGCACCAACCGCCGAGAGCGCAGCTCCGGTTGTGGCAATGGACGCGCTGACCTTTTGCAGGCGGTTCTGGACCGTCGACAGGCCGGCCGTGAACTTCGTCGTATCGGCAAAGAATTCGACGTAGGCTCGGCCTGCTTTAATCGCTCCCGCTGCCATCCTGCGGCTCCCCTTTCGCGTGCAACAACATCCTCAGGACGTCGATGCTGGCCTCTATTGGCTTCGGCTCGTAGTCTTTTTCTCTGCGATATGGGTGCACGATTCCAGGCGAGAACGGCTTGCGCTGCGTCTTCGGATCCCTGGCCGTGTTGGCAATTGCCGACCAGATCAGGGCCGACTGATCCCAGTCGTGCGTTCTCCTGGCGTCATTCATCCAGACCAACTCGCGCAGCGAGAACCCGTGAGGATCTACACCGCAGGTGCCGGCGAGCTCAAAACAGAGCCGATAAGCGTTTCGATCGTCAGCGCGTCGAGTTCCGCTTGCGTCCGTTCCGCCAGAGCCGTCTGCAGCTCCCGTTGTTTCTGCATCAGTTGCTGGAGCAGAGTCCTCTGGCGAGTCGGGAAAAAATCGAGCAGCCCATCGACGAACGCGTGAGCTGCTTTTTCGAGGCTGTCGCCGCCGAGCGATCGGCCGAACTGCTCGTCGGTCACGCCTGCAGCGTCCGCTTGAGGCTTCACGACTGCATAGAGCGTATCGACAAGCTGCACCGGATCCGAGATCAGCTCGGCAAGCGGAATCATCTTCTCGTCGATGAGCGACGTGAGCAGGACGCCCGTCAGCTCTCGTACGCGTTTTACGTCCGCGACTGTCAGCGAAACTTGCCAGTCGCGTCCGTTGGAGTCCCGGAAACTAGCCATATCACCTCACCTGGTTGCTAGGTCTTCGTGAACCACTGGCCGGAGTCGCTCAGCGTGAGCGTCACCGAGGCCTTCTGGATGTCTGCCAAGGGCTCCTCCTTCGAGAAGCTCACCGAGAAATTGCCCGCGAGGCCCTGGGCACCGGTGACGGTCTTTTTCTGGTCCAGGATGTACATCGCCACCGTCGCATCGGTGGCCCAGGCCGTCTTGAGCGCGGTAAAGACCGTGTCCCCGGGGAGCCACTTCATGTCGAAGCTCACCGAGGCGTTCTTGAAGGTCGGGGCCTGTGTCCGGAAGCCAGCCGCTCCATCGGCTCGAGTCGTCACGTCCACGTATTCCGTCGAAACGTCCACGGTGACGTCCATCACGTTCGTGACTTCCGTGGGCCCAGGCGTTCCGCCCAGGACCGTGGAGGCGTTGGAGCTGGTCAGAGCCGTCGTCGAGTAGTAGATCGCGGCGTCTTTGCCGAGCAGGTATGCGGGCATAGGTCATACTCCTTTAGGTGTGTCGCTGCTCAAAACCGATTCGCGGCGATCAGCTCGAGCCATTTGTCGCGGATCTTGGGCCAGGTTTTTGCCGCTGGCCCGACGTAGGGACGAGGCGAGATGGTGGTCTTCACCATGCGGCCCGTTGGTTTCCAATACTTTCTTTCGCCACGCAGGAATCGTCCGGACTTGTCTCGCGTGGCGGCGATTTCGATCAGCGTCTTCTCTGGTACGGTGACCTTGCCGCCGTACTGGAGAAGCGCCGGTATGTCATAAGCCGAGCGTCCGTTGAGCTTGCGAGGTCCGACTACGACAGAGTTCCTGGCGGCGTCGTACGCAAACATCACTCCATCTCGCAGGAGCTTCGTGTGGTATCGCGGCGATTCCCCTGGCTGGCTGGCGATCTGTTTCTTTCCGCCTGGTCGCATCGACCGGCGGATCGTGGTCATCGCAAAGCCACCAGTTTTCGATAGGACGACGCGATCTTGTTTTGCCAGACGATTGACCACCTCCTCTCGATCGAAGAAGTACTGCATCTTGATTTTGGTCGCGAACATCGGCGGTCACTGCCCCAGGTAGCGAAGGGTCATGGTGGCGACAAACTGCCGCTGCGTGCTGAAGATCTCGGAGGCGATCACCGTTCGCATGGCCGAGCCGTGGTCGATGAAGCGAAAGTCGCCCATCGGCTCGTTGATGATGCCAGCCTCGATCTGCTCCACCAGGTTCATGAGGGCATCCTGGTCGTCGATGTCGATCGTGCCGCTCATGCGCTGCTGGACGACGATGTCCACCGTGTACCGTCGCTCAATCGCTGCCCGCGATGCGATCGTCGTTTCGACTTCCTGCGGGATCACAACGACATGGACGTCGGTGTTCCTCTCCAGGGCGTTGTTCCAGACGTTGGCCCGCTCGGCGACGAACGCGACGTCGTACTCCTGGCTGTTGAGCCAGTAGACGATTGCGTCGCAGAGGTCGCTGACCTTAGACATCCGCCACCTCTCGCGTATGGATCCGCCAGTAGGAGTCGGACATGCCGACCGTCTGGAAGTGCTGCCCGCCGACCAGGTTCATCACCTCGTAGACCTGGTCGTCGACGACGATCTGGTCTCCGAGTTCTGGCCGCACGTTCACGCCATCGAGCAGCAGGTCGCCGGCTGTGACCACAAAGTCGGCGACACGTGCTGTCCGAATCACGCCATCCCCGAGGTCCAGCTCGGCAACTGTGCGGGCAGGAACCGCCACCAGCTCGCACTCGGCACGGCCGGCGCGATAGGTGACGGTGATTCCGCCCGAGGCCTTCTGGGCCTGCCAGAGTTGGTCCAGTGCTAGAGCTCGGGGAGTTGGCATTACGTCAGGGCCGCTTCCGCGTTTCCGATCGCGTCGGTGACGATGATCGGGATGCCCTCGATCTCCGTCGGCCAGGGGGCCGGAGCACCGGTCGCGTTGGTCGCGGTGCGCGACTTCCGCAGTTGGGCAGCCGAGCGGCGATTCATGACGATGTAGTTCGGCAACATGCCGGCCTCGAACGTCGCGATCGCGTCGTAGAGCATCGAATCCGTGACGCCCTTCGTGGTGGCGTCCAGGTTGCAGATGCGGGCGATCGACTTGACGCTCGAGCCGACCTGCAGGCCGTACCAGCCGCTGATCGGCGTGAAGTACACCGGCAAGTGACCGACACTTGAGCCCGACGCTCGCTGAATCATGGACTCGCCGACCTCGAGGAGGCCGCCATTTCCGGCGACGACCGCGACTTCGTTCGGGTTGCTGCGGATCAGGTAGACCGACGAGCGGTCGGCCGTGCCGCCGGCGTTGATGCACTTGGCCGCCGTGTTCAGCGAGTTTGCTAGGCCCGCGAAGCCGCTGGCCGAGCCGCCGACCGTGCCGCCCAGGATCTGCTTTTCCAGCTGGAAGTAAGCAGCCTTCAGGTGCTCCATCGCCTCGAGGCGCAGGAGACCCTCGGCCCCGCCCTTGTAGGCGTTGGCCTCGGCCATGTCGAAGGTGAAGCTCGCGTCCAGGATCTTTAGGTCGATGCTGACCGAGGTTCGCTCGGTGGAGTCGTGCTCGCGTCCGTCGTTGATGGAGCGGAAGCCGACGACCGGAGCTGTCGTGGTCTTGTAGTACTTGTGCACCGTGCCATTGCTGGCCGGCACCGCCGACAAGACCTGCAGCAGGGGAGCGTTCTGAAACAAGTCGCTGATCTCGATATCGAGCGAGTTGTTGTCATTGATGATGGTCAAGTCCGCGAGGGACAGATAGTTGTCAGGCATTTCCTAGCCTCCTATTTCTTGCCGGCGATGCGGATCAGCCGGCCTTTTGGCGTGGGTGGGACGTGCTGCGAGAACTCGACCGGCTCGACCTCGCCTTCGACGCGCGAAGCGCTCAGGCGCTGCTTGAGCTGCTCGACCTCGCCTCGTAGCGAGTCGATGTAGAGGGCCTGCGCCTCGGCAAACGATTTGCCCTGCGCGAACCACACACCGCCACGGTCGCCAAACGCCTCGAGGAAGCGAGAACCCTCGCTGGCGGAAAGCTCCGTGGATGCCGGCGGGGCCGGCTCCGCTGCGTCAACGGCATCCGGCACGGCCGGAACCTCGGCAGGCATATCGGGATCAGGGGCTTGAGTCGCGTCCACGGCCTGGGCCTCGGCGAGCACCTGGTTTTCTTCTTCAAGATGAGCTGCGGTCAGATTGGTTGCCATGTCGGCCTCCTGTATTTCGACGAGCACTTGATGGTCGGCCGAGAACTCGGTGGATGTGTTCTGGTCGGCCCCGTAGGGACAGATTGCGATGCCTCGTAACGGCCACTCGCGGATGACCACGCCCGGCCCGGCGAACTCGTAGCCGTTCACCGAGACGCTCTGGCCGTCTCGTACTTCCTCGAGCTTGATGCCGTCGCCCCCAAAGTTGATCGAGGCCTCGTACGGGACGCCCTCGCGTTGCTTGTGGATGACTTCCGTGGCGCGGTCCGATTCCTTGAACGGCACCAGCGCACCCGACACGACGAGGTCACCGGAGTCCGACTCGAAATGGTTCGCGTAGCCAATGACCTCTTTTGGATCGTGGGCGTAGTCGATCGCGACGCGTGACTTCGCCAGCTTCATGCCGCCGAGGTCGTGAACGACGTTGCCCCAGAACCAATGCTCGATTGGCTGCCCACTGCGCGCGACCATCTTGAACGGGGCCGACTTGGCTGACGAGCCGTTGGTGCCGAGCTCGAAATGCCCGATCGAGAACTGCAGGGCGGCGGCGGGTACGGACTTTTGCTTAGTGGTCATGGTGATCCCTGATCCTCAGGTGAGCCGGGATCCGCGTTGGCCTGCCGCTCGAGGGCGACCTGGGCGGTGGAGATCCCAGGCAGGACGATGTTGACGCCGCGTTCCTTGGCGTATGTGTTCGCCTTCGCGATCTCGTCGATGTTGTCGTAATAGTCAGTCCCGATCGCCCGGCAGACGCGTTGCGGCGTGTCGAGGCCTGCCGCGATTGCGGATGCGTGGCCGCTGACCTCTTTTTGCGGATCCCACCAGGGGACTCCGTCGGGCACCCACTCCCAGGACAGATCCTGGAAGCTCACACCAGGAGGAAGCACAAGGTCGCCGTCGGCAATCGCCATGCCGAGCCGCCAGGAGGCGATCTCGTCCAGCAGCTCCGAGAGGTCTTGCTGTTTTGCGCGGCAGGCCTTGAGGTACTGGATCATCGAGCCGCGAGAGCCGTAGAAGTTGGTGAAGCTCTCGTCGAAAAACGAATACGGCAAGTCGAGCGATTTCAAGGCAACGTGAATGATCAGCTTGAGGAACTGGACCGTTTCGGTCGCTGGCGATCGCGATTCCAGGAACTCGGCCCGGTCGCCTGGATTCAAGTCGAGCATCTGTGGCCCGTTGGCGAAGTCGACCTCGTAGCCGGAGTCCGCAATGCCATCGCCGTTGCTGTCGATCGTCGGCCGAACGCCATCGAATCCATCTGCGGCTTCGCGATAGAACACGAGTCCGAAGAGCTGCGACACTTTGATTTTTGCCAGGGCATAGTCAATGCCCTCGTACACGTCCTGCAGGCTGTTGAGCGCGGCGGCAATCGGCGAGACGCCGCGAACCTGGTCGAAGCGGTCGTAAAAGCCATGCGAAAAAACGCTGTCGGCGGGGACGATTCGACCAAACGACAGGTTGCCGCTATTGTCACGGTTGCAGATGCAGTATTCGCGTGCGACGCCACTGGGCGTGAGCTTGACGCCATTGGTCCAGGACGTCGCGTTGAAGTTGCTGGGCACGCCCTGAATGGCCGTGGCGACGCGGTCGCCTTCTATCGCCTGGAGCCGGCCGCGATTTGGGCCATCCCCGGAGACCTTCAGGAAGAAGAAGTCGCCGTCGACGACGCGGCGGGCTTCGGCCAGGCGGATCATGCGGCGGAACGGATGCTGGCGGCGGACATCGCACTGGTAACGCGAGCTCCAGCCGGCCATATAGGCCTCGACGGCCTCGTCGATCTGGTCGTCTCCCGTGCGTGACTGGAACGCGAAGGAGCTGACGTAGTTGAGGTGCATCCTGATCGCCCAGGCGGCGATCGAGAAGTTGCGCTGTACATCCTGGGCGGTGGCCTGCAGCTGCCGGCGTCCACGATCTTCGAGGACTGCGTCCTCGGACTTGACGCGAGTTACAGCAGCCTTCCGCCGGCCGCGCGTATTCAGCGCGTCGTAGCCGGTGAGCGAGGCGAACCAATTCCGCGCGGCGTCGATCAATTGAATGGCAACCGTATACGGGCGATTCGTGGCCGTGAGTTGCCAGACGCAATCGTCGCATCGTCTTTCGCCTTCAATTCGGCAAGACGCTTTCTGACCTGCGCGAGGTCATAAGTCGTCGAAAGTCCATCAGTCGAGATGGACTGTGCGCCCGAGTTGAGGATGGCTTCGAGAGCCGCGATCTCGACGGAGTAATCTGGCATACCACCAGATTCGCCGATCTCGCGCTATTGCCTAGCTGCAGAAACGCAGGGGCTGGATTTATTCACACAAGTCGCCGGACCTTCACTCGCAGGTACTGCCCGCATTCGCAGATACGATTCTGCCAGGTCACGCGGTTATAGGTGAAGCCATCCTCGGCTACGTGCTCATAGTCGAGCTCGGCCGGCGGATACGGGCACTCGAGAATCTTCGAGTTGGTCTTGCCGCACGTTGGGCAGGCGAGGTCGTTCACGACTACCAGCTCGTACGGTCGCGCCTTTGCGCCGGGGGGCCTCCCGGGACGCCGCGGCTCAGATTTTGAGTTGCTTGACTCGAGGGGGGGCGAGCTCTTGTCGCTTTGGTTCGATTCGCTCATTCGATTCGGCTCCTTTGCTGATGCCGCTTAGGCACGCGGACACTGTCGCGCCGACCAGGCAGTCGAAGTAGTGGTTGTCCGGTGCGAAACTTGGCAGCTCCCATTCATCGACGATTCGGCCTCGGGCCTCGACACGTACCGCTTTCTCGGCGGTCAGGTGATCGGCCAGGATCTGGTGGTAGCTCTGCATGTCGCGATAGACGTCGATCGCGTGCTGATGCCCCATCGGCACCAGGAGCGCCGCGTGGACCTGCGACTTCCAGTAGTTGGTGTCATAGAAGCAACTCATGAAAAGCCGGCGATCAGGCTTCTGCAGGAGGAAATGATTTCCCCGCCGGACGCCCCGTTTCTTAGTCCATTTCTCGAGCGGAGCATCCTTGGCCCGGATACCGACGCCGTAGCTCGGGATCCAGTTCGGCACCTGGGCCGCGCGAATGCCGCCCTCGACGAGCTCGGTCTGCCAGCGAGCGTCGACCATCCCGCGATCTATGCGCATATCGGCCCCGTCTGCTCGCGGGAAGACGCGGCCGGCGAGCGACTTGATGGCGTCCGCGATCGCCTGCCGGAGGGCGGCCTGCTGGTCGAAGCCCGGATAGTATTCCGTGAGTTCCTTTTTGATTTCCGATAGTTTGAAGTAGCGGCGGGTCTGCTTCGGCCAGCAGCCGTAGTCGATGATCGTTCCGGCCCCGCCCTGCGTCCATGCGGCCACCAGCCAGTAGAGGAGCCGGCCCTGGACGTCGATGTGCGCGGTGAGCGTCGTCGCGTCCGGAGGGGCTTCCCCGCGTTTGGTCGCTCCCATCCGTCGCACCAGGTCGAGCGAGTTAAGCTCGGGCAGGTCGCTTTTCAGATCGGCGTCCGGCGTGTTCTGCTTTTCCGCCATGAAGGCGCGTGGGTCGCTGAAGTAGTCGTCCATGGCCGACTGGACGTCCGAGAGCCGACCAGGAAGGACACGAGCCGGCCAGTAGGTCTGGGCGGCCTCGTCCATCGCCTCCCGCCGCGCGGCGTAGAACGCGTTGGCCGAGCCGGGCTCGACCTCCTCGAGCAGCTCCTGGCGGCGAACTGTATCGTATTCCTCCCAGAGCGGCATGTTTTTGGGCCAGCTCTTGAGCATGGCGACTTTGAGTTTGGTCCAGTTCACCGACCGCTCGCGATCGAGCAGCCGATCGGCGAGGTCGCCACGATAGATGACCGTGCACGCGACCATCGCCGCGATGGTCTGGCCCGGGCCAGCCATTCCGAGGATGTCGCCGTTCAGGATGTCCTCGCGTTCCTGGTTTTGGGCATCCGACTTCGCCGACTTCCTGGTCTGCGGGTCGTCGATGAGGACCGCATCCGGCCGGATCTGGGCACCACTAGGCAGCGTGAGCACGCCACCGCGTACCGCCGCTCCCGTGAGCCCTCCGCCGCCGATGACGGTGCCCGCGTTGCCTCGCTCGAGGGACTCCGCGATCGTCGGGAAGACGATCGAATCAACGGACCACTTCATGTAGGTGGGCGCTCCCCGGCACGTCTGGTAATTCGCGCGGATCGCTACGCGCTCGAGGGAGCGGATCGGGTGCAGGACCTCCGGGAAGTCCTCGGCGAGGAGCTCGTTGTTCTCGAGTACGACCTTGATGCCGCGGATCAGGTTCCTGAATTTGCCGTCGTCAGCCGCGATGAGCATCGGGTAGTGCCGATGCCCATAGAGCGCCGCCCAGATCTGCGAGCGCTGGAAGATCGTCGTTTTGCCCGAGCCGCGCGGGAACGCGGCGACGACCTGGCCGCCGGCCAGTAGGATGCGCTGGGTCTGCTCGATGAGGTAGAGGTGGTCCGGGCCGAACTCGAGCGGGAAGGCCTCGGGATGGTAGGTGAGCAGGTAGCGGTGCAGGTCCAGCCGGCAGGCCTCGCGGCGGTCAGGATCGACGATCGCCGGCGGCGGCCCGATCTCCTTGACATCCTTCTGGACCTCGCGAGAGTGCGCGGCCGCTCGCAGGCGAGCATCCTCACCTCGGAGGTCGCGTCCAACCGTGGCGGCAGCCGCGCGGATCTGCTGGCCGAGCTCTCGGCGCTGCGATCGCAGGGCTTCCAGGTCGTCAGCCATGCACCCTCAGGGAGCTGGTGTTAAAATGCGTAAGAATTTAGGTAAAATTGGCTGTTCCCAGGTCTCTCTTGGCCGGATCTGCGGGGAAGTACCTACGGTTTTTCCGCCGGCGGTTTTTTTAAAATTCCGGACCATGGTTTTTTTCGCCGCCTCGCGAGTCAGATCGTGGCGGCGTACTGCCACGAGTCGATCGAGGCTTCGGCGACGCTGAAGCCCAGCGCAAAACCGTGCTGGAACTCGGAGCCCGAGACAGCTGGCGCTGCGATCGAAACAGAGGACACCAGCGATCCGGACCAGTAGGACCGTGCCTGCCATGTCCCGCTCACATTGATCAGCTCTAGCGCGATTGTAACGGAGAACGGTCCGACTGGTGCTGGAGTCCTCGCAGCTTGGATCGTCGCGCCGACGAAGGCGTTCGTCTCGCTCGCGGTATTCGGCAGCAAGCTCAGTTGATGCCGCCACCCAGTACCGGTCTGCCAGCGCAGGCGATGCTCTACGGCTCGCGTGACTGTTGAGCCGGACAGAAACGCAGCGTTGAGCGTGAGTCCAGTCATCAGACCGTCGCTCTCTTCGTAGCCTGCGCTCGTCCAGGAGCCAGACAGGTCGTATCGCAGTGAGGCGAGGCTCGCACTCCATTGGGAGCATCGCGAGAAGGTGACCGGCGTGCCGATCGTCACTGGATCGTAGTCGAGAAGAAGCGTCCCTGCGGGCTGGATGGTGGGAGTCATCCCGACTGGTACGGACCAGACCCAGCCACCGCCGCCGTCTGCGGCCACGAGCGAGGCGAAGGAGTCCGTGACTCCGGAGATAGGATCACACGGCACCGTCGTCGGCCCGCAGCAGCACCTGGCACTAGCTAACCGCAGTTTCATCCGCCGACCTCCGTGCCGTGATTGTACTTCGAGTCAGGGAAAGCTCTAGGTACTTCGCCCACACTATCCCCCTCTATCGGGTTGCGAGGCTTATTGACCTTATTTCCCTTTTTTCCCGAGGCCCTAACACCACCTCTACACACATAAAACGAGTATTAAGAAGGATGGAAAAAAGGTAAAAAAGGAAATAAGCCCCATTCGGAGATCGGGATGGAGGGAAGAAAGGGAAATAAGGTCATAAAGTTTTTCTGAAACTAAATGCGTTATCCTACCAACTTCACCCAAGCAACCGGTCTTCCATTTGTGTGTTGGTAATCCACGTAGACCTGTTCGGTCGCCACAAGGTTCTGTAGTACCTCGTCTCGCTCGCGTTTGCTCCACGCACGGAACTTCCTGGTGACCTCGGACATCGTGACATCGGCACCCCGGTCGATCAGGTACTGCCGCACTCGCAGGCACCGCCGGTGAAAGTCACTCTCGACGATGTTCTGCTCAATGACCGCCGACATGACGTCGTACACGTGCGAAGCCAGGCCGAATGCCCACTCGACGGCCGGGACGTCTATCACCGGAGCCGCGGCGTCCTTCGAGCAGGCGTAGACCAACGCCAGCTTGCACACGTTCTGTGAGACGCGACTACGGAGGGCCTTCTGCTCGCGCGCCATTCCTGGCGGCCGCTGGTCCATCTCGTTCATGATCTGGAGTGCTCGACTCTTAGCCGCGTCGGTGTGCTCCACCAGCTGCTCGACGTTCGCTCCAGGAACGGCGGCCAGCGCACCGCCGAACTCGACCCAGGACTTTGCATGCCGCAGGATCTGCTCGGGCACCGGCTGCAGGGACTCCCGGCTGCCAATCTCGGGATCGCTCTTGCCCCACAAGATCAGCATGCGTGGGAGCAGCCCATCGGTCATGCTCTCCACGGTCAGGTTGTCGAAGAGACTGGCTGCGACGGTGGTCCCCAGCAGCGACAGGCTCGGGCGGTCCACCTCGATGTTGCACTTCCGGTCCGCGTATTGAGCTGCGGCGTAAACGCCCTCGCCGGCAGAGTAGAGACGCAGCAGGTGATCCACGATCTCGTGCTGGTACACGGCACTGCTGCTCTTGTTGAAGCGAAAGAATCGACCAAACTCGTCGATCGCCGCCACCTTCGCCGGATGCTCGGCCAGCTCCCGCACGATGCCGCTGCCAGATCGCGGATTTTCAAGCCCACCGAGGTTGGCCGCTCCCGACTCTCGCAGGACGCGAGCCATCATGTTTCGCCCGTGGTCCTTTCCGTCTCCCGTGTCCGCCAGGCAGAGGAAGTAGATGTTCGGCCGGTTGCCGAACCGCTCGATCACCTTGCGTCCACATAGCACGGCCTGCAGGCAGACGCCGGCCGCCAGCCAGAGCACCGGCTGGTGCCGATAGCATGTCGCCTCGCAGTAGCGCACGAAGTCTCCGATCAGGCCTGGCACCTCCAGGAGATGCGTCGGAAACTCGGGAGGCTTCGCGAGTTTCGCGGGCTCCTCGGCCTCCACGGACGCACCCGTGGCCGACCTGCTGCCAATGATCGCCAGGGCCGCTCCGAGGTCCACTGCCGAGCTCGTGGCGGGCTTCGCCGATCGAGGCGTCCCCGTGGTCAGGCTGTGCCTCACGCACGACTGCACCTCGTCATCTGGCAGGGGATCGACCATCCGAGAATTCCACTCGAGCACCAGGTCACTCAGCTGGGCCTCGTTCAGCTGCTCGCCGGCGTCTCCAATCAGGGAGGCGAGATGCCCGGCAAGGCGATAAGCTGCGATGTTCCTGCCGCCCTCCAGTGGCAGCGGCACCGCATCCATATAGGCCCGAGCCCGCACCTCCAACGCGCTACCAGCTACCGGGCAGGCGATGGATCGAATTGCGACAGGGACGTCCGTGGCCTCGCGAAAAAACGTCGAGTACAGCCAGTCGATCTCGTCCTGGCAATCGACGACGACCGAAGACCCCCAGCCGTCCAGGCCCGTAAACGCAAAGAAGCGGCCGCTCGAGTAGACCTCGATGGCCCCGGCCTCCAGCTGCACCGATGATGCACGGCCGGCCGGCTTGGTGCCACGACAGTAGATCTTGAGCCCCGTAAAACTCGGAGACAGCTCGATGTACGTCCGGGAAAACCGGTTCACGATTTCCTGGGCCCACGGCAGCAGCTCCCCATCCTGCACTGCGTCGTCCAGGTCGATCCCCACGTACGGATCGCTACTGGTAAAGCAAAAGGCCGTCCCCTGGGCGTCGGCAATGCGCTCGCTTGCCTCCTGGGCCTCCTCGAAGGTCAAATACTGCTTTTCGTCCGTCGATCCGCAGCAGGCCCCGAATCGGTTCGCGCATCGCTTGCGATCGCCCTCGAATCTCCAGATCAGCCACTGTTTCTCCCTGCAAATCTCTAGGTCCATGACTCTTCCTCCTCCTCGTCAAATGGCGCGACGAACGGTTTTCCCAGCCACTTCGCGGGCTCCGGTCGCTCGTCCTCAAACTCCCGATCCAAGATCTCCCAGAATCCACCCTTTTTCCTGCAGCACAGCCTCGCAGGGATTCGCATCCGCCCGCACAACCAGCCGTCAATGCCGTCTTGGATCGTGCCAGGAAACTGGGCGCTGCTGTGTTCCGACCACCACCTCTTAGCCCTTGTCTTCGGGAATCCCTCGTGCAAGATACAGACCCACTCGGAGACACGTACGTTCGACAGGTTGCCCTCTCCGCCGCTGCACCAGTAGTCCACTCGCAGCGTGTCGAGCTTTCCAGCTTTACCCGGCCAAACTCGCATATGGACAGATTCCACGCCAAACCACTGCTCGGCATCCTCTGCGCCTCCGCCGAGCAGGATCGGAGCCTCGCGCTCGGGCAGGGCGTCGTGCCTTGCTTTGATTTCCGTTTCCGTCTCGAACTCGTGACCGCAATTCGCGCACTGGCTGGCTGCGATCAAAACCAGGGCGTGGCACTCTGGGCACTCCCGCGTCGGGGCCTCGCCATCGCCTCCGCCGCCACCAGAGCCTCGCCGGCCGTAGCACGGATCGTCCAACGCACCGTGCCGGGAGATGTTCGATCCGAAGTCCAACACCAGGCAGTCCTCCTTGCCCTCGGCGATCCGAAAGCCACGGCCGACCATTTGCGCAAAAAGGCCCGGGGATTTGGTCGCGCGAAGCACGCCGATGCAGTCGATGTTCGGTGCGTCAAATCCGGTCGTCAGGACGTCGATATTGACCAGGAACCGCACCTCGCCAGCCCGGAACCGCTCCAGAATTGACGCCCTGATCTCAGGTGCCGTCTCACCAGTGATGATCTCCGTTTTGCCTTCGGACGCCTCCGACAGGCACGACCAGACCGACCAGGCATGCTTTACACCGCAGGTGAAGACCAGCACCGATTTCCTGCCCGCCGATCGCGAGATCAGTTCCAGGCAGGCCCGCTCTACCAGGTCATCGGTGAGGAATGCTGCCTCCATCGCCCCTTGGACGAACTCTCCCTTCCGCACCGGGACGCCGGTCATGTCCACCTGGAGCGTCGGAGCCGTCACCAGCTTAGCCAGAAAGCCCTCCTCGATCAGCTTGGCCACGGGCGTCTCGTAGCAGATCTCGTCCAGGAACGCCCCGTCGACCTCGGTCACCGTGCCTTGGTTCGTGCGGAACGGAGTCGCCGTCAGGCCGATGATCTTCAGGTGGGGATTGATCACGCGGAGCTCGTCGAGGAAGACTCGATACATCGAGCCTTCCGAAGGTGAGATCAGGTGCGCCTCATCGACGATCGCGATATCACGCCGGCCGAGATCGCAGGCCGACCGATAGACCGACTGAATGCCGGCTACCACCACATCCTCCTCCGTTTGCCGCAGTTTGAGGCCCGCCGAGTAGAGACCCACCTGGACATCCCGCAGGAGCCCCCTGATCTTCTGCGCGTTTTGCTCGAGCAGCTCCTTCCGGTGCGCGACGACGACCGCTCGCCCTCGCCATCGCTCGCGAGCCTCGCGGCAGAGCTCGGCGATCACCAGGGACTTCCCCGCTCCGGTCGGCGCAACAATGCAGGGATTCGCTTTGCGCTCTCGAATCGCCTCCCAGCAGGCGTCGACCGCCTCCCGTTGATACCACCTCAATTGCATCTCCCATGCCTCCAAAAAAAACG